GTGTTTTTTATTGGGAGGGCGCAGAGCTGTTTCGCGGCATCATCATGCAGCAGAAGCAGAGCACGAAAAAGACCATGACCATCAAGGCCTACGACGTGGGTATCTACCTGTCGAACAACAAAGACAGCTTTTGCTACAAGCAGAAAAAAGCGTCCGAAATCTTCAAGGACTGCTGCGACCGATTCCAGATTCCGTACAAGGATGTGGCCGACACCGGTTATGTCATCTCGGAGCTGCCAAAGGCCAAAACGACAGCCTGCGACGTTATTTTGGACGCCTTGAGCCTCACATTTAAGGCCACCGGCATCAGGCATTATGTGACGCCAGCCGACGGGAAACTGAGCTTGATAAAGCGGAAAGACAGCATCCTGCAATGGGTGGTGGAAACCGGCCGGAACCTTATAAGCTACGACTACACTTGCAGCATCGAGAAGGTGAAAACCCGCATAAAGCTGCTGTCTAAGGAGGACAAAGTGCTTGCCGAAAAGGCGGACACGGAGCTCGAAAAGACCATCGGCATCATGCAGGACATTTCCACGCCCGACAGCAACACCGAGGAGGCAAACCTCACGGACATGGCTGAATCCATGCTCGCAGAGCAGAAGCTCCCAAGCAAAACGCTGACAATCGAGGGCCTCGGGCAGGCAAACGTCATTTCTGGCGTCGGCCTGTGCATCATCATCAGGCCGCTCGGCATCTCGAACAGCTACTATGTAGACGAGGATACCCACACATTCAAGGGCAACTACCATGCGATGCGCCTTACCTTGAACATGGCAACAGACACCGAGCGGAGCGCAAAGGCGAGCGATGAAAAGAGTTCGACCTCGCACTCCGTCGGCGATAAGGTCCAATTTTCGGGCGGTCCCCAGTACGTTGCGTCCACCGCGACGTCTCCGACCAACAGCCCGAAAGCGGGACCGGCGAAAATCACCGCCATCGCCAAGAGCAAGAACGCAAAACACCCGTACCACATCATCCACACGGACAAGCAGAGCACCGTCTATGGATGGGTGGACGCCAGTCAAATCGGATAGGAGGAGCTGCACATGAACCCGGATGAAGCGACGAGCCTAAAGCAGCTCTTTCTATCTATGCTGCCGAAAGACGGCGGCATCGTTGTCGGTACGGTAACGAAAGAGAGCCCACTCACCATCCAGATAGAGAACGACGAAAAGCTCGAAATCTCAGGCAGCGCGCTCCTCGTCCCCCGGAACCTGACCGACTATCAAGTAAAAGTAGACATCGCCCTCGCGGACGGCAAAATCGACAGCAACACCCATGTGGGCGGCGCGCACGGCCACAAGTTCCAGTTGTCCGATTCCAGAGGCGGAGGAGTGACCGGCCTCGTCGGCTGCCCTTTCGAGGGTGCAAAAGACGAACCCAAGGGAGACTATCACAAGGTCGAGAGCAGCAAGGAGAGCGCACACATCCACTCGCTGAAAACCTTTTCCATCGAGAGTGGTCTGCTGACCGTTTACAATGCGCTCAAGACGGGCGAATCTGTCTACCTTCTCCGCTTCAACGACGGTAAGAGTTACTACGCTCTTGAGAGGGCTATCGTATGAGCAGAGTATTTATTCCCATTCCCATTTCCGGCATCGAGGAGGAGAAAGAGCAGCCGTCGCTCACCTACAAGCTCGACCTCGATACCGGGCGCATCGTCGGAAAGGTTGACGGCCTCGAAGCCGTCAACCAGTTTATTTTGAAAGCACTCCTCACCCCGCGTTTCCACTGCCTCGTCTACGACAACCAGTACGGCAGCGAAATCAAGGACACTGTCACGGACGAGAGCGCGACAGAGGAGCTTATCAGGGCGGAAATCCCGAGACTTGTGGAGGATGCACTCCTCTGCGACGGCCGGATTCTTAAAGTCTATGACTTTGAGTTTGAGTTCAACGAGGATTCCTGCAACGTCCACTTCACGGCGGACACTATTTACGGGACCACAGAGGTCGAGGAGGTGATATAGAGTGTTTGAAGCCCAGACCTACGACAAGGTTTTGGAGGAGATTTTGAGCCGCGCGCCGGACGGAATCGACCTCCGGCAGGGCAGCATCTTCTACGATGCTGTCGCAGGCATCGCTTTCAAAATTGCCAAATACTATGCAGACCTCGAACAGGTGTTCGAGATGGTGTTTCTGGTGACGGCGACCGGCGATTACCTGACGCTCAAGGCGGAAGAATACGCCGTTTACCGGCAGGCAGCCGCGACGGCAAAGTACCGCATCAAGTACGACGGGGAACTCCCGGAGCTCGGGACGCGCTTCTTCTGCAGCGGCCAGTATTTTGTGCTGGCGCAGGATGACGCCCTCGGCATCTACATCGAGGCGGAGAAAGCCGGGACGGAGGCGAACGACATTCCGGCCGGAACCTCTGTTGTGCCGACCGACACGCAGCGGAGCCTCACAGCCTGTTCCATCGTCGAGGAGCTCGAACCGGGCGCAGACGACGAGGACGACGAGAGCCTCCGAAAGCGTGTACAGGAGAAAATCGCCGGACCGGCAGAAAACGGAAACCAGCAGCATTACAAAACGTGGTGCGAGAGCATCTCCGGCGTCGGCCGTGCGCGCATTGTTCCCCTTTGGGCGGGAGAGAACACGGTCAAAGGCGTTCTCATTGACACGGAGGGCGGCCCGGCGTCTGAGGCTGTTGTGCAGCGCGTACAGGAGTACATCGACCCGGGCGGGACTGGCCTTGGCGAGGGACAGGCCAACATCGGCGCACACTTCACCGCGACATCCGCCACGGCGAAAAGGGTCAACATCTCTTTCTCCGTGACGCTTGCAAAGGGAGGAGACCTCGCCAGCGTCAGGAGCGCAGCGCAGACGGCCCTCAAAGCTCAAATCAAGAGCATCAACCTCACCACGGACGACAGCGAAACACCCACCCTGCGCATCAGCACGGTCGGCAACACGATTTACAGCCTCTTGGGAGTGCTGGACTACGCAAACCTCCGCTTCAACGGTCAGACGGCAAACGTCGAGGCCGGAAAAGAGGAGGTATTTGTTTTGGGGGAGGTGACAGTAAGTGAAACCAACCCTGTATCCTAACGGATTCCCCAGCGCATACGAGGAGCTGAAAACATTCTACCCGGTGTTCTACCGGGACGTTTTCGAGATGGTTGCTATCTGGCGCGCAGCCGGAGTCGGGCTGGACGAAATCGAGGACGGCGTGGACGCTGTTGTCAACAACAACTTCGTCTCCCTGATGGACACGGATGCACTGGCGCAGATGGAAACCTTCCTCGGCATCCCTCTGAACCAGAAGCGCACCCTCGAGGCGCGACGCAAGCTCGTCGCCTCGTACTTCATCGGCGGCAACCACATCGGCGCGCGAGAAATCAAGGACATCACCCGGGCCTTTACAGAGGGCACTTGTGAGGTCTCTTTTGTGGGCGGAACGGTCTATATCCATGTGAAGTCCGACATCAAGGACACGCCACCGGAGGATGACTATTACTACATCCTACGAAAGAAGATACCCGCGCACCTCGGCGTATACACCAACATCGAAATCGAGTTCTCGGAGCTGCTCTATGTTGGCTCGAACGCACTCGAGGGCAACCGGTACGACATTGTACCCCCGCCGCCTGTCGGCCAGAGCGCAGCTGGAGAGCTGCGCACCGGCAGTTATATCACGCAGAGCGACAGGACTGGCATCGACCTGCATCCGCAGCCCGGCCTCTCGTTTGAGACCGGGCTCCACGCAGCGGCCGTCGTCCTCGAATCGAGCAAAACAGACGTTGACCTGCCTGCACCGGAGCGGCGCAGCGCACAGAACGTGCTCCACGCCCGCACAGGCATGGTTGAGAGCAGCCGAACGGCCGCAGACATGATTCTGTATAGCGGCTGGGAGGACAGCGCAGAGAGCACCGTAAGGACCGGTGCGGCCTATGCGCAGAACACGCTCGTCGCTATCGCCCCGGCATTTCAGCAGGAGCGCGCGGCCGCAGCATACACAGCCAGGACCGGCTGCGGCGTCATCGAGAACACACACTACATTGTGCAGACAGCACAGAAAGGGAGTATCTAAATGGACGGTTCTATTACCACCAACAAAGGCATTGCCCTTATCGGCAAACTGCTGGCGCAGAAAGGCGCATTGCAGATTACCCGCGTCGCAGTCGGCGACGGCACTCCTCCTGCATCCCCGGCAACGCTCAACGCCCTCGTGCATGAGCTGAAAAACGCCACCATCGAGAGCGTGGACAACCCGAAGAACGGCGAGGCGAAAATCGTCGTCACCGTTTCCAGCATCGGCGTGACGCAGGGCTTTTTCGTCAAGGAAATCGGCGTCTTTGCAAAGGACACCGACGGCAAAGAGATTCTGTACGCCTACGCAGGATTCTCCGACAATCCGCAGTGGATTCGCCCCGAGGGCACGGCCATCACCAACGTGGCGACCTACGACATCAACACCATCATCGACCGCGTTTCCGATGTCAAGGTCACTATCGACCCGTCGAGCCTCGCCACTAAGGCAGACCTCGTCAAGCTGGACGACCGTATTTCCGCACTGGAACGCAAAGAGCACGTCAAAATCTACGGCGTCCGCTGGCCCAAGGGCGCGAGCGCAAGCAAGGGCGAGCGCATCTACGATAGCGTCGGCATGACGGCGGAGGCTGGTGTTGGTAGCCAGACCGTCACCAACGACTTCGACAAGGCTTACCCGTTCGCAGGCCGTCGCCGCTGCAACGGCTACCGCGACGCAGACCGCACGTTCCATGTCACTGCATACGAGGGCGAGCCGGGCTACACCACAAACGACCCGGCAAAGCTGGTGTATGTCGAGACGCCGGAGTTTTATTACTTCGACGGCATCGACGGAGACTATGAGGTCATGGCCGTGTCTACATACCCGGTCCCGGGCTTTGAGTTTATGCCCCGCACCTACTCCGCCGCCTACCTCGTCGCTATGGAGGGCAAGACCGACAGCAAGAAGCCCACGAGCCGGAGCGGCGTATTCAGCGACTACAACAGCCTGAACGGATGGGCAATCGACGTCAAGAAGCTGGGCTCCCAGTACACCGGTATGCTGGCGGTCGATAACTACATCGACGGTCTCCTGATGATGGTTGAGTTTGGCACGAAAGACGTGCAGACTGTCATCATGGGCGCAAGCACCCTGCCGTATTCTGATTCTCATGTTGCACTGGCGGCAGAGGACAGCGCGAACCGCATCCTCATTACGAAAGCGCAGGCAGCAGACTACGTCGTCGGCCAGACTATCAGCCTGTCCAAGAGCAACATTTGGAGCGATGAAGTTGCCAAGAACCGCATCGTTACCAAAATCGAGGACAAGAGCACGGACCAGACCTACCTCTACTTCGACGGCGCAGCAGTCAGCATTGCCGAGGGTTGCCATGTGAGCTCCCGCCCGTGGGTGAACGGCGCAGCCGATGTTGTGGCGGCCAGCTCCGGCTCCACTGTGGACAACACGAGCGGCAAATACCCCTTTATCTACCGTGGCAAGGAGAACCCCTATGCAAACGCATGGGTCAATGTGGCGGACCTGTTACATGTCAGAGAGGGAACAGAGGGCAATTACAAGTATCACATGGCCTATCTGCCCGACCCCACCAAATACGCAGGAGGCACGGTATCGTCCGATTATGTGCAGCTCGACTTCGAGATGCCCGGGCAGGACGGCTATGTCAAGGAGCTTGGCAAAGACCCGCGCTATCCTTTCATCCGCGTAACCAAGACAATCGGCGGCAGCTCCTCCACCTATTACGCTGACTATTACTGGTACGGACGCAACGCGGTCAACGCGGTGCTTGCTGGCGGCGCCCTCGATGGTGGCCGGTACTGCGGCCCTCGTTCCTTCTACTGCAACATTGCCCCGTCGATCTCGCACTGGTACCGCCGCGCGCGTCTTTCTTAAAATACCTGACAGCAGGGGATTGGGGGCGGCCAGCCCCCCTTTCTTCTTCTGTCTTTTTCTTTCGCTTTTTAACTCCAAACAGGGACTTGGTGTGCTCTGCTCGCGGTGATTGCTGGCGGCAACCTCAATGATGGCCGGAACTACGGCCCTCGTTACTTCAACTGCAACAATGCCCCGTCGAACTCGAACTGGAACCGCCGCGCGCGTCTTTCTTTATGCGTTCCCATAAATTATTGCACACCATTTCGCCGCCCTAGAGGCAGCCGGACCCGGAGAACGGGCCGCCTTGCCACTCGGCAAAAATACGCCACATCAGGTGGGAGCTAGTAGGACCGGACAGGCCTCGAAAACCCTCAAGGCTAAAAGAAAGAGGTGAATGCCTGTTGAAAAGGGCAGGATTCCTGTATGAAAAGCTCCTCGACAGAGAGCTTATCAGGGACGCCATCATAAAGGCATCACGGAAAAAGCGTCGCCGGAGGTCGGTTAGACGCATCCTGAATAATATCGACCATTACGTCGATGAACTCTACACCATGATTGCGAACGAGAGCTTTACGCCCTCACCGTACCGGAGATTCCAAATCAAGGACGGCGCGACGCAAAAGGTGAGAGAAATTTGTTGCCCGAAATTCTACCCCGACCAAATCGTCCACTGGATGATGATACTCGTTCTCGAACCCGTGTTTATGCGCGGGATGTGCGAAACGAACTGCGGCAGCGTCCCCGGGCGCGGCGCGCACTACGGAAAGAAGCACATTGAGAAGTGGTACAAGCTGGACAGGAAGAACACAAAATATTGCGCAAAGCTCGACATCCGAAAATTCTACCCATCGTCTAAGGCCCCGGCCGTTATGCAGGAACTGCGGCACGTTATCAAGTGCAAGCGGATGCTGCGGCTGTGTGAGACGGTGCTGAACAGCTCGGACGGCCTGCCGATTGGCAATTACACCTCACAGTGGTTTGCGAACTTCCTTTTGCAGCGGCTCGACCATTTTATCAAGGAAGTGCTCCACATACGGTATTTTGTCCGGTACATGGATGATATGTGTCTCTGGGCATCGAGTAAAAAGCTCCTGCACAGAGCGGTAAAAGCAATCGAGAAGTTTCTAGCGGGCCTCGGCCTTGTGTTAAAGGCCAACTGGCAGATATTCCCGACGGCTGCCCGTGCGGTGGATTTTCTTGGATTCCGATTCTTCCGCGAGAAAACGACCTTGCGAAAGAACCTCGCTCTGCGCTTGAGGCGGAGGGTGAAGAAAACCTACAAGCATACCCAGAAAACAGGCAGAGTGCGAGCGCGGGACGCAGCAGCGGTTATGAGCTACTGCGGATGGCTGAAACACGCACATTGCCACGGCTTTTTCGTGAAGTACGTTAAGCCGTATGTGAACTTCAAAAAGCTAAAGGAGGCTATCAGACATGAAGCGAGAATACGCGCACGAACCGCCTATTGTGTCGGTAACGCAGCTCAATCCCGAACAGTGTGAGGTGCTGCTGCACGAGAACATCAACGCGGAGACCCGCACCACGACCGGCGCAAACGGCGAGGAGCAGACCACCGTATACACGGCACAGGAGTACACCCTCATCATCCCGTGGCGGGAGGGCATCGAGGACAGCATCAAGGCCAACGTCGCCGCATGGACCGAAATGGCCCGCAAGCAGGAGCTCGAAGAGCTGCTGCCTGAAAAGCTGACCGAGCTGGATAATGCCTGCCGCAAGGCCATCGTCGAGGGCTGCTGGGTCGGGCTGGCGGACGGCTCCATCCAGCACTTTGCGCTGACGGAGGCAGACCAGATTAACCTCAACGTCGCGCTCGAAGCCGTGAAAGCGGGCGCGGATGGCTATCCCTATCACGCGGATGGTAAGCTGTGCCGTGTGTTCAGCGCGGCCGACATCAACGCTGTCGCAGCAGCGGCCGTGGCGCACAAGCTCTACCACACCACCTATTTCAACCACGCGAAGCAGTGGGCCACCCGCGCCAAGACGGCAGACGAGCTGGCCGGTATCCACTACGGCGCACAGCTCCCGGAGGACCTTTCGGCCAACATGGCAAAGGTCATCGCTAGTGTATCGGGCCAGTAAGGCAGCCGCGCTGTTCCTGACAGGCGGCACGGCCTACGCGCTGCTTGAGACGGCATGGCGCGGTCACACACACTGGACGATGTTCGTCCTCGGCGGATTCCTTTTCCTGATTCTAGGCGAGCTGAACGAGGGCTTGCTCGAATGGGATACCCCGCTCATTTTGCAGGGCGTCATCGGTTCGGCCATCGTGACAGGAGCGGAGCTCGCAACCGGGATGATTCTCAACGTCTGGCTCGGCCTCGGCGTTTGGGATTACTCCGGGATGCCGCTCAACTACAAAGGGCAGATTTGCCTCCCGTTTAGCATCCTGTGGATTTTTGTTTCTATCGCGGCCGTCGTCCTCGATGACTGGCTGCGATACTGGCTGTTTGGGGAGGAGCGCCCGCACTACACACTGTTCCGTCGCGGCGAGAGCCGCTGAAAGGAGCCGCCAATGAACCGCGAGGAGAGGCTCGAACAGCTTTTGACGGCCACCGTTAAGCTGCTCGACCGGTGGGAGGAATACTCCCTCGAAACGAACTGCGGGGAGCCGGAGGGCTACGGAGCAGCCCGCGCGGTGGTACACGCAGAATTTTCCGTACTCAAACAGACCGATAAAGGAGACGGTGAGAATGAGCGTAATTACCTTTAAGCCGAACGACCACACGAAAATCACCACGGACTTCGAGCGGTACGAGTTTGCCTGCCCGTGCGGATGCACGGCGCAGATGATTGACCCGGAGCTCGTCCAGAAGATGCAAACCATCCGCACCAAGCTCGGCAAGGCCATCAAGGTTACGTCGGGCTACCGGTGCGTGAAGCACAACGCAGACCCGAAAGTGGGCGGCAGCCGGACAAGCCGCCACCTCTACGGCATTGCGGCCGACTGGCGCACGAGGGACCGGAGCGTCAACCCTGTCGCCCTCGGCATCATCGCGGCCGCGCAGGGCTTTGGCGCGGTCGGCATCTACTGGCACGACAAGGCCGCCATTGTCCACACCGACACGCGCGGAGGCAAGGCTACATGGCTTTGCGTCCAGCCCGGTGTGTATCCCAGCACCACCTACAACAAGTTTGTCCTGCCGACTATCGAGCAGGGTTGCGAGGGAGCCGCTAACCGTGCAGCTACGGTTATGCTGCAGCGGCTCCTCGGCATCCCGCACGACGGCAGTTTTGGCCCGGTTACCACAAAGGCACTGATGACGGCCCAGCGTAAGCACGGCCTTGTCCCGGATGGCATTTGCGGCCCCAAGAGCTGGACTGCCCTGTCAGGCGCAGACAAATATCTGTGAGGGAGGAGGTGATACCAGTGGAAACATGGCAAATTCTTGTCACCGTTGGAGTGCCGTCTGGAATCTTTGGCTTTGCTGTCTGGCTGATTGAACGCAAAATCGAGCAGCACGAGAGAAAGCGGAATGAAGATGCCAAGAAGCGCGAGAACATTGAAGCCCAGCGCGAAAAGAGCAGAGAGGAGCTGCAAATCTGCATCTATGAAACCTCTCTCGCCGCCATCGCACTCGGCGAGGCAACCGCAAAGGCGGTTCAGCGCATCCCTGACGCACACTGCAATGGTGATATGCACGCAGCCTTGGACTACGCCTCTAAGGTCAAACACGCACAGCGGGAAGTCGTTTCTCGTTGCGGAATCAAATCCATCATCGAATGAGAGGAGAACGCTATTATGAAGTACAATAACAAAGTTTCCGCCGCCACTATCGCCCGTACTGCTGCTCTGCTGCTTGCTCTGGCAAACCAGATTTTGAGCGCGTTCGGCAAGTCTCCGCTGCCCATCGAGAGCAGCACTGTGGAGCAGCTCGTCACCACCGGCATCACCACCGTCACGGCCCTGATTAACTGGTGGTACAACAACTCCTTCACGCAGGCCGCTATCGAGGGCGATAAGACCTACGAGAACGTCAAGAATCAGATTCACTAAGGACGCCCCAGCAGCTGCCACATAACAGCACGAGCCTCCCGGTATTCCTCGCACAAGAGGGCCGGGAGGCTCTTTTTTTATTGCCGCTTTTTGCAATATCTTCCCCGGAAACGCACTTAAAATGGCATTTCCGGCGCGGTTATTCTGGCAAAAAGACATTTTCGGGGCAGAAATGCACTTTTTGATACATTTTCTATCATTTCCGTGGATAACCGCAGAAAAACGGCGCGGAAATACCGAAATGACCCGAAAAGTGGAAAACTGGGTGGAAAAAGTTGATAAAAGGGTCACGCGAGACAACACACGCAGTTGTCCCAAAATACCACGAAAATCAGGATAACCGGAGCGGAAATACCGTTTTGAGCACATATCCGCGCGGATATGTGCTCAAAACGGTATTTCCGGCTATTTCCGGTGAAACAATCGACAAAGTAGAGTAGAGTAAAGAAGAATAGAGTAGAGAATATACTATACTCAGCGATTTTGCAATCGCTGGCGAGAAAGCCGTTGCCATTGTCCCTGTTAGGTGCTATCATAAAGGCACGACCACCAACACAGGACAGGAGGACAACAGTTATGGGTAACACAACTGCGTCCCTCACCCGCGAACAACTGTTCGGGGGGGGGGTAACAATCGAGAAAACCGGCCTCGGCATCAAACTGGCCGCGCTCTCTATCGCAATTTGCATGACGCTCACCGGATGCGGCCAAACGACAGCGGCCAGCAGCTCGACAGGCGGAGCAGCCTCTAATGAAAAAAGCTACTCTGCAAGGCAAGAGGACACGCAGGCCCTAGAGGATGCGGTGAAAGCGGCACTTGATGAAAAGACCGCGATGGAGGTATCAAGCGTCGATGCTTTCGAGAACAAAGGTGAGTATTCGATAACCGTTCGAGTAGTAGCGGCCGGAGGCTACTATATGCCGGACGTTGCAGAACAGACGGCGCAGGTGTTTTTTGACAAGGCACAGGAGCTTGGTCTAAATGCAACGCAGTATGTAGTCACGGAATACAGCGAGAGCAACACCGGAGCCAAAGAGAATATGTTGGCTTGGAATAGCGATGATGGGGTGACCGGCATATACTCTGACGACAGCGGAGCAGAGCCTGTTGTAAAAATCGGCGTCAGCTTAGACGCCCTACGCGAACTGGTCGGAAACGTAAAAGAGCCGGAGAACAGCGAGGAGATAATGGAGCTGTCGGCCGACTATCAAGGCGAGTGGGAGAGAATAGGCCACGAAAAGTACGAGCGGCTTGTTGTGAGCGAGAACACGGTGAATACCGTGCTTTTCGAGACTTCAAAAGATTGGAGAAAGAAAAAGACCGTTACGCAAATTTTTACGTTCTACTTTGGAATAGACGAGGAAAAAGGTCTGGTGGTAACGAACCAGCACAAGCAGGTAATTCAGACCGTGTCGATGAACGAGCAGGGAGAAATCGAACTGTACGATAAGAGCTTGGACGAGACCGAAACGTATCGAAAAGTGAGCGACAACACGGACGTCCCGACAGTGGGACAGGTGTTATCTGATTGAAATGACCCGGCAAGTGACGAAAGCCTCCTGCGGAGACCCGCAAAGCGTCGTGGCGGCTAGGCGGCAAACTTTACGGCTAGACCACAAAAGCCCGAAATCGAGGCCCCGGAGCCGTGCTCGTGGCGTTCTACGGCTCAACGCAGGAGAAAGCACTCCGAAAAGCTACCGGCAAATAGCCAGCAAGTTAAAATCAGCCTGCGGGAGACGGCCCACAGGGAGGTGATGGAGAGGGCTATACGGGGACCACGAACAGCCCTCCCGTCACACTGGCTGCTCCGAAATACCCGCAGCAGGAAGAACCACGCGGCGCAAATCCTGTATGCGCGGCAGCGGCTCGACCGCTGGCGGGCATAGGAGGCAAGCATGGAACAGTCTATTTATGAGCTCTACATGGAGCAGGTCAACCCGCAGGACACCCGCGAAATCATGCAGGCAGAGGACACGCTCACCGCGCTGCTCAAGCTGGTGGAAAACCGCGAATTGCGCGACGCCATCGACCGCGCAGCAGGCCGCGTTGCCTACCTCCGAGAAGTAGCGGCATTTGAGGCCGGTTACGGCTTTATGCCCGAATAACAAAATGGGAGGCCCGGCACAACGCCGGGCCTCCTGATTCATTATAGCCCAAGATAATCCTCAATGCTCATGCCGAGCGCAGCGGCGACGGCATGAATCTGGTAAACATCGCGCGGGACCCGGCGACCGGCCTCCCAGTCCTCAAGCGTCCGCAGCGAGACGCCGGAGAGCTGCGCCAACCGGGTGCGGTTCAGTCCACGAGACTCTCGCAGGTAGATTATGCGAGCTGTAAGTGGCATAGACACCATCTTGAAATCCCCCTTGAATCTGCTATAATAGAAATGCCGGAGAAGTGAGGCATCTGCAAGCTGTTTCTCACTCCCCCGGCGTTTCAGAACGCTGGCCGCCGTCATCGGCCTTTGTTCTTCATCGGAGAGCCCTGCTTACTTGTTGAGCAGGGCTTTTACTTTTTCCACGGCCTCCTCGAGCGTTTTGCTGTTACGCATAAGCTCGAGAATTTCACGGGTCCGGTTCTCCTTTGCCTCGTCGCGAAGCACCTCGGCGGTATTCATTTCGTCGTCCATTTTGTTTCCTTTCTGGCCTTGCCACCTTACTCATTGAGGAGCAGCCCCCTCAACTGACTATATTATACCACGCGAGCGCGTGGAAAGCAAGAGCAAAATGGCAAAAACTTGAAATATTTTTGCGTACCTGTGAAAGATTTACTGCTCGATGTACCGAAAGAGAAAACCGCCCGCATGGGGTAACTTTCCCTTGCATACCTTTCCGATTGCGCTGTCATCCAGACCGGTAGCACGGGAGGCAGCAGCGATACTCGGATACTCATGTATGACCTGATTTGTCTTGCGGTCAATCTGGCAGACCGGAGCGAGCGTTGAGCCGTGATAGGCGCGGACGCTCCGGCCGTATCCGTCGCCCGGTTCGGGAGCCGTCTTGCCGTTCCACTTTGCGCCGGATGCGAGACCGCCGAAAAGAAAGCCCTGCATCTCGTAGGCACGGGACAGACGTCCCAGCAGCGTGTCGAGCTGGTCGCGCTGGTTCCGGTCGAGAGACTTGAGGAACGTGTCAATTTCCTTTTCGGCCTCGACGACCTCCTGAATCCCGACGTGCAAAACGTCGTTTTGCTCATACTTCTCATACAACGTCCGATAGACAGCAGCCACGGTACAGGCCTCCTTACATCCCGGCTATAACATCGGCGAGCTCCTCGGGAGAAGCATTCACCCAATCTGCGAGCTCTTTCTTTGTCTCCTCGTAATCTTCCAGCACGACGGCGGCAGCCTCATTCTGCCCGTCGATTGCCCGCCCGGAGGACAGGTCATCCGCAGCGACAAGGCGCAGGATGGCGACGGCGCGCCGGAGGCTCATTTTCTTTCTTCCCATTCTGCGGACACCTCCCCGTCTTTGTAAAAGAGATTTGCACGACGCAGGCGGAACGCCTCAAGAATGAGCGTGAAAGCAGTGTCGCAGGTGGCGTAGACCATCTCGAAACCGGGCATCTCCCATAGACCGGCATTATAGAAATTGGCAGCCAGCTCGACGACGATGCGCTCATTCTGGCTCAAATTGAACGCCTCTTCTGCAGCCGTAAACATCATGTAGTCCTCACCAATGACGGCAATGCGGAGCTCCGGCCAGCGCGTGAGCGCGGAGAGCAGATACAGGGACGCGCCCCAATACGGATTGATGCGCCCGGATTCGGGATTTACGATGTGAGGAATCCGCTGAAGCTCAGACAGGAACGCGGCCTCGTGCTCCGGGCTTTTGTATGTGATATTTATTTCCATGCGAACCTCCTTACATATCGACCGAAACAAAATGATAGGCGTACCAGCAACCGCGACGGCGAAAGAGCCTGACGCGGGTGGTAAAGAACTGACCGGAGCACCCCATGCCGTCATAACGGTCGTCGCGGTAGGCCCGGTGCATATAGAACCATTCGAGAACGCTCTCTTTTGAGAGGGGAGAGAGCTTCTCTGGCAGCTTAACGAGCTCGACGAAAGAATCGAGCTCGTCGCGAATGATGTGGCAATCGGAAACCCGATTGACATATTCTCGGATGTCGCGCTTGAGCTGAGTGACGAACTCCTCGACGCGCTCACTACGCACCGGACCGGGAAACCGCTCGAACATGAGCAGGACATCGTATGCCTCCTTGAGGCTGTCATAATCGTGGATATCGCGGACCATTAGGCTCCCTCCCTTTCTTCCTTTGCCTTGCGGAGCTCCTCGAGAAACTCAGGGAGCGGCAGCCGCTCGAGCTGATACTCCCGGCGCGCGGCCGGAGACAGGCCGTTGAGCCATGTCTCGTACTTTGCCCGCTCCTGCTCCGCGCAGGCCCGGATGCTTGCGAGAGCATCCGCAGGCGGGTAATCCTCGCCGACGTACCAAGTGATTTTTCCCTCGTTGGAGATGTGAGCGACCATCTTAAAATCGCCGTCCTCCATCACGGCGGAGTTGCAGACTGTTACGCCGTTTCCGAGACAGCCAAGGAACAACTTGAAATTCTGGGCGGCCATCAGTAAATCTCCTCCTCAAGCATCTTTTTACTGAACCGCTCAATCTCCTCGAGAGAGGTCCACTCCGGCTTCTCGTCGTCGGAAAAGCTGTCCCACAGGATGCGCATGGCCTGAATATGATTCTCAACGCAGCAGCCCCAGAGGTACTTGCTGAAACGCGAGCCGCAGCCGAGGAAATACTTGCAGTCCTGAATACAGCGGCTCAAGAGCCTGTATCGGAACTCGGCATCGGAGCCGACAAGGTCGGTGGCGACGTTGCCGAAATAATGAAATTCTGCGTCGCCAGCGAAGTAGAGCGTGACGCTGGCCTCAAGGCTACGCGGCCAGCCGTCCGGATACGGACGGGTCGAGCCGTCGGAAAAGTGGGTCATCGCGGTTGCAGTCACCCCGATGGCGGCCTCGTTTTCGCGAGGACGGCAGAAGAACGTGCGAATCTGGATACGCTCGCACTCCATGGAACCGGCCTTGCCGATGCGGTCGGGGAACAGGGACATGGCCGGGTCATACCCGGCAGCTTTCAAACGCTCAAGAACGGTCATACCTCTTATGCCTCCATTTCGATGTCGAGCAGCTCCATGCTGCCGTATACACAGTGCTCGGAAATCTCGCGGGCTCTTTTGCGAGCAGAGGGCAGCGAGACAGCCTCAATCTTACGCTCTGTGACGTAACCGCCATTCTTGAACTGGGGATTGTGGCGGAAGAAAGTTGCCTTGTAGGACTTCATTTTCATAGTTGACACTCCTTTGCGGTTTGGCTCCCGCGACCATCTTGCCAAGGACGGCAAAATGGTTTCGACCCCTGCCACGGGGTCATCGTCAGGCGAGCACATCGGAGTAGGCGACCTTTGCGGCCTTGAGGGTTTTGAACATCTCGACGACGTTCCCACCGCAGTCGGCGTACACACACCACCGCCAGCAGAAGTGGCCATTGATGCGAACCATGCGCTGCTCGAGACAGACCTCGTTGTCCTCCCGCACATAGCGGTCATACGCACGGTTGCGAATGTGGATAAACTTCATACGGAACACTCCTTTGGCAGTCACAGTCATTGTCATGCGGGATTAGATGCTGGTTTTACGTGCGCCGGTCTCGGTGTGCTCCCACACATCGACGGAGTATCCAGCAGCCCGAAACCTATTTGCAAAGCTGCGGGCCTCCGCCTCGGACGACTTCCAAACGCAGAGCGGGAAACCGGCCTTGTTGTACAAAATCTGGTAACGCTTCATCGTCTGCACCTCCTTAGTCTCTGTTCTCACGCTTCCACATGAGGAAGTTCTGGTAATCATCTGGCCCCATCGAGACCGGCTTGGTTGTGTTGATGAAATCGGGGCAACCGAAGCAGACGAGCTCGTCTGGGCTGCTGCGGGTCTGCGTCAGAACTTTGGCAGGGACGCCGGTCATCTTGAACTTTTCGGACGGGACGCCCGGAACCTCAATGCGCCGGAGCAGCATATTGAAGTCGTAGTACCAGTCGAGATTCATGTATCGCTCCTCGCTGTCAGTACCCTCGATTTTCTTGATGTACTCTGCCAGAGCACCGCGTACATCAAGACGAACCGGAGCGACGCTGTCGTCGTAGCTGTCGTAGAGGGTGACGGTCTCGGCCTTGCCGAAACGAACGGTCAGGACGGCAACACTGCCGGTGTACTTGTAGAGCTCCATAAAAACCTCCTACCCGAAACGGGTCTTACTGCTTGCTTAACGTCCCTAAAAGGGACACACGAAAGCAAAAAAAATTAAGCGACCTCAACCATACCGGCCAGACCGTAGAGGAGCTCGTGGTCCTCAAAGGAGATGCGCTCTTCCTCGAACGCGCGGTCAATCTGCCAGTAGCACTCGTCGCGGTCGTTCTCGGTCTTGATGGCGGCGATGGCTTTCACGATTTTCTTGAACATCTTTTTATCCTCCAAACAGGCGTTTCATCAAAAAGCAAGAAATCCGGCAAGGTTGCATTTCTCAGTGAGCGATGCTACTTTGAAACCGCTGTGGGCGAGTAGAGCTTTCCACGTTCTGTTTTGTCCTTGCCACCCGGAGCAGGAGAGGTTTCGTTTCCCAGCGAGCGATACCACTTTGGAACCTTTATCGGCGAGTGGAGCTTTCCGCGTTCTGTTTTATCCTCGACTGCTTCATTTTGGGTCATTGGCTTTCTTGTACCCTTATTATAGACCCTAAAAGGGGCAATGTCAAGTAAAATATGGCAATTTGTGGCAAAAAGTTTTGATAAATGACGCTTTTTGCGACATTATGCCCGAAGCCGCAGCAGAGCAGAAAGAAAGCAGGAGCCCGGAGGCCCCTGCTGATATAGTTATCCTGTTTGTCCTAATGAATTGTATGTCGCAAATATGCGGTTTATGGTTGAACAGTGCAGCTGCCCTTGCGACTGAGGCGATATGCTTGAGCGTTGCCATACAGTTCAACCAGAACTTTCTCGGCGTGCAGCCGGAATGCGGTCAGGTCTGCAAGTTCGTCAAGGAGTTTCGCCCGGATCTGCTCGGTGTCTGCAC